TGATGTGGCAGATGGAAAGAGACTCGCTGATTGAGGCGGGTTTTCTTCGCCCCCGCGGTTCGTAAGTCGTATAGTGGGCTACGGCTACCGGTACCATGAGACAACGCTTGCTCTGCCTTCCATTAAGGCTGACTTGGTAATTACTGTCCCTAGACCAACTGACCCGTCGCTGAGAAAGCCGGTGTCGGTGAGTTTGGGGTGCCATGTTGAAGGCGTGTCTGCACTGAAGGTGGACCGGGACGTTCCAGAGACAATGATAGCGGGGGTGGCAAAGCGGTTTGGAGTGAAGGTTCCTAAGGCCAAACCGGGCAAATTGCGCAGGTTCCGCGCGTTTGTTAAAAGAATGATCCGCGAACTCTTTAGGCCCCTTGGTCCTGATGCGGATCTGTCGTTCGAAACGTGGATTGCGTCCACGAATTACCCTGCATGGCGCCGCGAGGAATTACGCGCCAAGTGGGAAGAGCTCAAGAGTATGAGCCCAGCGGAGTTGGAAGAGATTTTCGACTGCAGTTCTTTTGGAAAGGATGAGTTTTACACCGAGACCAAGCACGAGCGCGGCATCAATGCGCGCTCCGATTACTTCAAGTGCATGGTCGGTCCTATCTTCAAAGCCATTGAAACTGTGGTCTACAACCACCCTGCGTTCATCAAGCACGTCCCTGTGGCTCAACGGCCCCAGTACATTCGGGACGTGTTGGGGGATCAGTCGCGTCCCCGCTCCAGCGACTACACCGCGTTCGAGGCCCTTTTTGTCCCCGAGCTCATGGACGCGTGTGAGTTTGAGCTATACCGATACATGACCGCACAAACAGACAAAGCACGTTGGTTTAGTGACGTGTGCGGCATCGTGTTGGGCGGTACCAACAAATGTAACTACAAGCACTTCACCGTCTACCTAGAAGGCGTGCGCATGTCCGGAGAGATGTGCACTTCGTTGGGAAACGGGTTTACGAATTTAATGGCGATGCTTTTCTTGTGTGAGGAGAGCGGGGCCACAAATGTTAGGGGTGTTGTGGAGGGGGATGACGGCCTGTTCGCTTTCAGCGGCCGCGCCCCAAGCACTGAGGACTTCGCGGAGCTGGGGTTGGTGATTAAGCTTGAGCAGCACACCAACCTCTGCACTGCGTCGTTCTGTGGCATTGTCTTCGATCCTACGGACATGGTTAACATTACGTGTCCGAAGAAGGTTCTCGCTACGTTTGGCTGGGCCAGTGCTCGGTATCGCAAATCAAAGGAAAAAATCCTCAGAGCTCTGCTGAGGTGCAAGGCATTGAGTCTTCTGGCACAGTATCCGGGTGCCCCTGTTATCCAGGCTTTAGCGTTGTACGGCTTGCGCGCCACGGGCGACGTCGCTACATGCACTATGCTTAGGGCCACTAACATGCGAGGAGGACTTGATGAATGGCACAGGGTCCAGATTCTTGCCGCGATCAACTCCAAGGTTGAGCCGCGGGAGGTCCCTGCGGCAACGCGGCAGCTCATGCACGAGGTGTATGGGCTGTCAGTTGCAGACCAGCTGCGGATTGAGGGCTACTTGGACTCACTGCATGACTTGGTACCATTAAAAATAGATCCGACGCTCTTTCCTGCGTCGTGGAGCTGGTATGCTGAGACGTATGTCACCGAGGACCACGGTGACCATCCGCTATTGCCTCTCAACAGCCGCCGCTCCAACATCTATTCCTTGTTCTACCGCGACCGGGGTTTCCTT